AAAGTCAGCCCCAATGACTTGTTTGTGAAAGACAAGTATGTGAGTGAAGAACTGCGTAACTTGGCCAAAGAACTGGCTGTGTTGATGGTCACAGCGTCGCAGTTGAATCGGTCGGCTGTGGAAGAAGTAGAGTTTGATCACTCGCATATTTCAGGTGGTATTTCAAAGATTAACACAGCAGACAACGTGTTTGGTATCTTTACAAGTAGAGCAATGAAAGAGCGTGGCAAGTATCAAATACAATGTATGAAGAGTCGGAGTTCAACAGGTGTAGGACAAAAGATTGACTTGGAATACAACATCGAAACCATGCGTATCACAGATGAGGGCGGAGACGAGAAGGACAACTTCCGTGGTGGTGCCAAACCCAGCATCATGGATTCAATCAAGGCCCGAAGTCAAGTCAAATCCGCAGAAGAAGGCGAGTCCAGTAACCCGCCCTGGGAACGTGCTCGACCTCGAGAAGACTTTGATCTAGAAGCCCCCAAGATCACTGCCGACGTGCAAAGTGCCAAACTAAAGACGTTGCTGGGACAAATCAAAACCAGTGGATAACAGCAGTGTTTGATTACAATAGTTGGCGTGATCAACAACTAGGTGGATTCGCAGGTGTACGGCCCACAGATATTCTTGCGCAAGAGCAAGTAATGTTGGATTTTGTAAAAAATCACAATACTATTTGTTGGAAATGGCTGGGAGACAATACCAGGTTCAAATTGATATGCCAACAGCATTTTTGCATCACCGATGGCCGGGCTCAAGGTGTAATTTTGTTTGGTCAACACCTGCATCGCATGACCACTAAAAGGCTGGTAACCAAGGTAAAAGAAATTACGAAAGACTTTGATTATGCCTATGTAGCAGTCAATCGTTACGAAGTGATCAGTCATGATTTTGACATGATATTGCCTGATACAATTGAGGAATCGTTGGACTGTCTAATGCAGTATTGTGATCCTCGATTCACAAGACTTCATACTTTTGATCAAGTGGACGGCAATCATATGGTTGCCGCGCACCCAATGGATTGTTACAGACTATGCAAGTTATAACATCTTATCTGGACCAAGGACCTATTAGGGCTGTTCAACAGTGGCGATTGTATCATCTGAGTAGACCCAATCTAAAACAATGGCGGCAAACACGACATGGCAAAAGATATGTGCTTGACAGCACTGACCATTGGATACTGAATAATCTGCCTGATAAAAGGCTAACACTAGTTGATTGTGCTGGTTGGTATTTTAAACAATTTGGTATTGCTACCACTTGCCTAGAGTCAGATGAAATTGCCAAACACTACTGGCCCTCATGCCATGTTGAGCCTGACATATTCACACATCGGCCCACCTATATATCCACAGCCGATCCGGTTGTGTTTAAATACTCTTGGTTTTTGAGATATGCCACCGTTGAGCAATTTGTTGAGTTTATTCAAGTCTGGGTGCAATCTACAACCGTTATCAATTTTGAGCCTCGCTATGTGCAACACAATCATCTCAAACACAGGCTAGTGGACCAGGTACGACCCATGATAAAATTTGATATTCAAGAGGTAGATCACAATTTATGGATCCTTGAGCCATGATCAAACAGTGTGTGTTGATGCAACACGGATTGACTTTGCACTCAAAAGGCCTGGGCACTTGCTGTTACAATTACAACAATCCCAAAAGTAATAGTGGTTATGATATAGACCCAGTGGCATGTGCCACTTGCGTTGATCAAGAAAATGCCAACATAAAAAGTTATCGGCAAGGAGCCAATGAGCAGTATGGTTTATCACATGACCACCGCGATCCATTGGTGTTGGATTTGTCACCTAATCTGAATTGTAATCTTGTTTGTAAAATTTGCGATGAAAACAGAAGTAGTAGTTGGGCCAAACTCAAACAAATCAAAATTCACCAAGATTACAATGTGTCAATTGATAAATTTGTGTCCGTGCTTGGATCCGTTGACATGACGCACGTGAAAGAAATAAATTTTTCGGGTGGAGAGCCATTGTTAAACAACAACATGATTCGATATCTTGAGAAGTTGGAAAATCAAATTGATTTTTCCAAATGCACACTTAGGTTCAGTACCAATGGTACTGTGCCATTGACTGCAAAGATGTCAAATTTTTTCTTGAAGTTCAAATTGGTATTGGCTAGATTTAGCATTGATGACGTAGAGGCAGGATTTGAATATCAACGATGTCCTGCAAAATGGGCACAATGCCAGACAAATTGGCAACTGTTCTTGGACAACATGCCACACAATATCATTCCCAGTATCAATCGAACTGTGAGTATACTGAATATTAGAAGATTGCACCTGCTGGATCAATGGCATGATAATTATCTGCTGACTAGATTCGGCGACCCAATTGAATTGATTGATCATCAGGCTTTTGGTGATTACAGTTTGAATCATCTCACGTCAGCCCTCAAGCAGGACATACTGCTCCGTGGATCAATTCGTGCTCAAGATGCGGTGCGATCTTACACACCCGGCAACGTGCAAAAATTGATTTCGGTGATTCAACAACACGATGCCTTGCACCATACTAGTATCATGGATTTTGATGCTGAATTGTATAGATTGATTTGTGAATGAAAATAACAATTGTATTTTGCGAAGGTCATGGTGGACATTTTTTTAGATCTCTCTTGCTGAATCATCCGTTAGACATGGTTGCTTTTAAAATGTCAGACCTTATGGGCCAACCTCACCCAGGGCTAGAGGTCATTGTGACTCACAGTGTGGATCAAGTTGCGCTGTCAGATTTGGTATTTAGGATTTTGCCGACACACAATATCTACAATCCTATCTATAATGTTTTTATGAAAAAAATGTTGCCGGAGGACTTTCCTGGATTTGACTTGGTCAATTGGGCGGATGATACTGTATTTTGGTACGACAAGTGCTACTGTCTGATCAAGGAATATTTTGATAGAATACACAGAGATATTGCAACAAATAACATTGCCAATATCATTGATTTTGATCGTTTGACCAAGCCAGAGTATCTTGCTGATTTGTTAGATCAACACCTTGGCCTGGCATTTGATCACAATCGTCGTGCATTTGCAGAAAAATATGCCCAATTACAACTGCCGATTGCTCTGGCAGATGATGACGCCACATCAATGCAGGATATTTTGGCACCCATTACTGATCAAATGTTGAGGCAAAATCCATGGTTTTGGGCCTATGCTGTGTTTAAATTTGAACACAACAACAATTTAACAGAACAGGATCGTGCATGGTCTATCGACAATTGCAAAATCCCCCAAACCCGCTACGATTTGTTGCAATATCAATTTCTCAAACAAACTGAATCAAATAAATAACTCAAAGGTCACTGACTCAAATGCAAAAACGCACCAGAAGTTTGTTAGAAGAATTGGACTCAATGTATGTTGAGCGTGAGCGCCATCTAGTGATAGAGAGCCGTGCTAGTAATGTGATAGCCAGTGCTATCAATTTGCTGGAACAAATTGACGCTGTTTTTCCGCCTGAGCAAGCAGAAAATCTCACTCGTAAATTGCTCAATGCTATTCGCACTAGAGATGCTGGCCGTTTCGAAAGAACAGTGAGACGTACCCATGCAGATTCATGAATTAAATCGACGACAGCCCGTAAATGAACTTGATATTGCAGGGCCTGGCGGTTTAGTGGCCGGTGCCAAAGCCGCATTGGGTGCGCTGAAACAACCAGGTGGCGCAAAAGATGCTCTTAGAACAGTGACCCCTGGGCAAGCACAAGGACTTTCAAACACAGCAGACTTGACTCAAAGTGATTTTGCTCAGCGCATGCAGGCAGTCAAAAACAATGCCGCCATAAAACAAGTGGCTGCCAATCTGCAACAGCAGTGGAACAAGGTCAGCAAAACTCTTCCGGCAGCAACAACTCCAGCCGCCGAACCCAATGTAGAACCAGAAACAACACCACCACCAACTACTTCAGCACCTGCATCGCCTTCAAGTCGATCACGATTGGCCAGCAAAGCAGCCGCCTACAAAGCCACTCGCAAAGAAAGTGTGCAACTCGACGAAGCGGCATCACTGGGTCAATTGACCGATTGGTATAAACAATCAGTTATTCCAAAGTCAATGGCTGCCGCATCAGCAAAGTATCTAGCAAATCCTGTGATTAAAACTGCTCTTAACAAGATCGTGGCCACCGCTGATAACCCCGGTGAGCAGTCCAAAGCATTTGCAGATCTTGTGGCAGCCACAAGCGTTGTGAGTCAGACAATATCAGCGGAAAATCCCCAACTGGCAGCCGCTGGCGCTACTCGTGCGGCAACCAGTCCACCGGCCGCGCAGGCAGCCAAAACAAACATAGCACAGGCAGCCGGAATGACACCATCACAAATAGAAGCAATAACAAAGATAACAAGTGCGCTGGGACCAGTAAGCAGTCGTGATCCAGCCACAGTGAACAGTCTACGAGCACTGGGATTTAATGTACAATGAAACTCCTAGAAGGTGGTAACGTATTCAAAGATGCTGACGGCCAGCCACTCACACAACGCATCAATCAAACAGACGTACCCAGCACTATAACCTGGCTGGAACAACTGACAGGTCTAGAGTTTCCACGTGAGCGTTGGTTGGGTTCAACAGGCAAAGCCGCCACATCGGGTGACTTGGATCTGGCAGTGGATGCCAGTCAAATCTCCAAAGATGAACTGGCTGCCCGATTGGAAGCCTGGGCCCGAAGCCACGGCGAAGATCCCAGAATCTGGGTCAAGAAGTCAGGTGAAGTGCATCTGCGTACCCCCATCACAGGCAGACCTGATCTTGGCTACGTACAAACAGACTTTATGTTCTTTCCCAACCTAGATTGGGGCACATTCTACTATAATCAAACATTTCCGTCAGCCTACAAAGGCATGCACCGTGCTGTGCTGATGAGTTCAATTGCCAAACAACTGGGCCTCAAGATAGGTGCCAATGGCATGTTTAGCCGTGCCACTAACGAATTGATCAGCCAAGACCCAGACACAGTGGCCAAAACCATACTAGGTCCCAAAGCCACTAGAGAGGACCTAGGTAACGTGGAAAGCATTTACTCATTCCTGGCTCGTGACAAAGATCGTGACAATAAATTAAAAGACTTCCGTGAGTACCTGGCCAAGGAAGGTCTTAAAGAACCCACACAACTGGAAGAAAGCGGTGATGTTTACTTCCTGGCACGACTGCGTGATCGTATTGTGAATCAAGGCATGTATGCGCTAGTAGAGGCAGCCACACCGGCACCTTCTGCCGCACCTGTGGGCGGCAAGGCCAAGGGTATCGAACACCTTGAAGATTATATATTTAGAAATGGCACAGCCGGCGTCAAAACAGCCTTGGCCATTGTGGACAACTTTCGAGACAATTCCAAGACTGCAAGTGTCAAATGGGATGGCATGCCTGCCGTGATATTTGGCCGCAAGCCCGACACAGGGGAATTTGTGCTCACAGATGGTTCGGGATTTGAGGCTGTGGGCTATGATGGTTTGTTTACCAGTCCTAGAGCCATTGCCGGCAACATGGCACAGCGTGATGCCAATGCCGCTGCCAAAGGCAATGTGGCCAACCGAGTTCAAACACTACTGCCAGTGTATCAAAAGATTTGGCCTCTACTAGAAGCCGCAACTCCAGAAAACTTCCGTGGCTATGTCAAAGGCGATTTGTTGTACACATCAACACCTCCTGTGGAAGCAGGCAATCTAGTATTCAAACCCAACACAGTAGAATATCGTATTCCACTAAAGAGCACATTGGGCACACGAATTGCCGACAGTGAAGTTGGCATAGCAGTACATACCATGTATGAGGATGCTGGTGCTGCCAAGCAACCACTTGCCAGAGTTAAGTTTAATCCTGTACCAGGCTTGCTGTTGATTGAGCCCATCTATGCCCGGCCTGTGGCTATTGAAAATCCTTATGTAAAGAAGATTAAAAGTTTGTTACGTTCAATGGGCCCGGCTATTGACACACTATTCAATCCTGCTGAACTACGTGCGGCCAAGATAACTGACCTAGCCAAGTTGTGTGTGGACTATATCAACAAGCGCATCAATCCCGAATACCCTGCCTACACCGGAGACTTCTCAGATCTAGTGCCAGGTTTTATGGATTATTTGAAAAGCACACAGACTCCACAGAAGTTCCGTAACATCACAGAATACCTGCGTAGTCCCTCTTCCAACGAAGGTGCGTTAGCCGCTGCCTTTGTGCTGTTTGAACTGCTACACGATCTCAAACTGGACTTGCTGGGCAAACTGGATGCACAAGTGCCCGGTAACGAAGGCTGGGTGTTTGCCACCCCTGCAGGCTATGGCAAAGCAGTAAATCGCTTTGATTTCACTGCCAGAAACCGCCAGAGAAACAATCCCACAACTGCCTAAAATTTTACCGATTTCATAAATAAAAGCAAGGCGAGAGCCTACTTATTAGGAGATTTAAAATGGCAGGATTTACAAAAACAAATGGCACGATGCAACCAGTATTCCACATGGATACAGGCAACGGCAACATTGGCGGCACAGCAAACATTGCGGCAACAGGCTCAGTTAACTTTCAAGGTCCAAAACTTGACTTTTTCTCAGTTGTGGCCAATGCTTCATTGATTTCAAGCGCCAATGTCAACGGTTACATCAACAATATTGTGCAAGCAATTCAACAAAAAGGCACCGTGGCTATGTATCAAGTTAGCCCAGCAGCCCCAACTGTGTTGAACTTGGCTATCTACCCAACTGATGCCTACACAGCCACAACGCTGTTGGCTCAAGCCAACACAGCCGCTACAGTGGCTTCTGGTGGTCAAAACATTCAGTTGAACAGTGCAGCCGGCAATGCTGTGTTTACCACAAGTGCAAGCAACTTCGCTCCAGTCTAATTATTTTTAGATTGCGTGACGCTAACCCTGGATGTAAAAAATCCAGGGTTTTTTGTTGGCCGTAAATACAGCCATGACTACCCGGATTCGTGTGACCACTTGCTTTGACTGCACAGCCACAGGAGTTACTGGACACTTTAGGCAGCATGCACTGCCATTTCAAGATCACGAAGGGCAACATATTCAGGATCAGACTGCCTGGAATAGATCTCGTAATCAACAGCGCAACTGGGAAACCATACTGCAAATCATTGGCCTGTACACTCAGGCACAGGACATAAGCACTACAGTAAAAACCAGTCAGGGCTGGCAATTTGAATTCTCAACAGAATTTGATGATGTGTTCAGTGATCGCGGCGATCCCTTAGGCCTGTTGAAACTGGCCTGCCAGGGTGTGCCCATGTTTGATGATCTAGATCGCCTGCCTCGCACTGCCATGTTAGAGCCAGGCAAGAACATTGAATTTACCATAGTGGACCATAAATAACACATTGGAGCACACATGGTCGATACAACTGATATTGAAAAGAAAAGTCTTGAAGCCCACGTTGAACTGTGTGCGCAACGCTATACTGCATTGGAGCAACGTATAGATGATGTCAAAGCAGACACAGCAGAATTAAAAAGTACCATTCAAGAAGTGCATAGATTAGTGCATAAAATGAGTGACAGCCGTAACGCACAATTGATTGGTTGGGGCGTGGGCGTCATTGGATTTTTAACCGCCGCGCTAGGCTACATGGTCAGTCATTACATACTAAAATGAAACCCAGCCAAAAACTTGCGGCCTTGGCCGAGCAAGAATTACCCCGACTATTGGACCAGGTGATCATTGAGGATGGCGAAAAATATCGCGTGTTTGGCACCTATGTATTACGCCAAACAGCCCAGGGCTATAGGTTAACTCAGCACGACGATCCAGTGGGTACATTTTCCAGCACTAGAAGTGCAGTGGCCTGGTGCATAGCCGACAAAAAGCGCCAGTACCGCTTGGCCAATGAAATCCAGCATCTTGACTCTACTCTGCTGAGATTACAAAATGACATACAAGTTCGTGCCGCGGTTGCAAAACACAGTCATGGCTGTTTCTGGGAAACAGTCACAGTCAAAACAGCACAAAAACAAGCACAACGTCAGCAGATAGAAAATGAATTAACAAAATGTATAAATTTGGCTAAATACTGGCAACTTCAAGGAAGCAACAATGAAACTGCAAGAACTGGCCGTAACACGCCCTACAAAACAAATCGCTAAAGTATTCGAAAGTCATTTTGACCAACGTGTATCTTTTGACACAATGGACCGTGGCCAAGTGCGTGGCATGCTGAACCGTGTGCGCGGCCTGGTGCAAGAACATCGTGCAAGTCCTGCATTTCATCACAGCGAAAAGAATCCGGCCTATCTCAAACTCATGATGATGGAACAGGCTCTCTCACAACGCCTTCAAGAGTATGGTGGTGCCACTCCTGGTGCTAGTGCACCTGGTGCTAATCCAGCCGCCACTGCCGCATTGGCCACTGCTCAACAGCAACAGAAAAAGCGTGAGATGCAAGATCAAATCAAACAAAAACAAAAAGAAATAACTGACTTGCAAAAGGCCATGGCCAATCCAGCCATGATGGCTGCAGAAAACAATACCGGCAACTTCTTGCGCGAATCTGAAATTCAACAAGCACAGGTTGTATTGGCTGCACAAGACATGGTTGATCGTGTGCAGAAAATGTTGGAAGACACAACAGAAATGCAATTCAAAGAATTGCCTGCCTTGGTTGATTCAATCAAGAACGAAGTAGGTATGGATCAAGCCGCTCAGTTCAACGCCGATGCTGCCGCCGCACTGTCAGGCCTGGTACAAAACTTGCAAGCCAGCAAAGGCCAATTGGAAGCCGCACTGGGTGTGGTAACAGGTCAAGGTGGTGCTCCTGTAGTGCCCGGCGCCGAAGCAGGCGCAGACATTGGTGCCGAAATGGGTGCAGATTTGGGCGCAGAAGCCGGACTTGATGCCGCCGCCGCTGACGCAGGTGCCGAACTTGAGCCAGAGCCTGAATCAGCAACACCAGCAGCCAGCCTGGGTCGCGGACGTAGATAATGCGTATCAATGAAGTCAACAGCGGCCCAAGTGATGGCACAGCCGCTAGACTGCTGGGCTTGGCCGAATTCTTGATGGGCCGTGCTCGAGATACCGCAGGCCAAAAACAAATCAGCATGCAGACTTTTTTGAACCTGGCCCGTAACATGCAGATTGATCTCACCGCAGAAACACTAACAGACATGGTCGGCCAGGCCCCGCTCAACAGTGTGTTCATGCCCATTGAACCCAATTCAGGCATGATCAAATTCAAAGGCAATGATAGTGGTCCCATACCCATGCCAGTGAACCAGGCACAAGACATTGTGGCCGCGGCAGCCAAACGGGCAATGAAATAAAACCAAATGTAGTCAACTAAAGGTTGACCAAACACGTTAAATATAGTATACTACACTACCTAATAGGAGGTTGCTATGAAAAAACTCATCGCCGTAATTTTATTCACTGCTTGGTTATCAGCACAGGCACAGCCAGGATTTAGATACTATCATCACCACGGATACTATTCAGGTCCCAACTACGGATGGGTGGCTCCTACCATTATTGGTGGTGTGATTGGCTATGAAATTGCTCGTAATCAACAGCCAGTGATTGTACAACAACCTGTGATAGTTCAACCCACGCCTGTGCCACCCGCCACAGTGTATTACGGACAAACTCAGACCTGTACTGAATGGACGGAAGTTCAACAGCCAGATGGTACTGTGACTAGAACAAGGACTTGCAGACAATGAAACTGAAACAACTAAGACACAAATTATACCGAGCAATTTTCAATCACGACAGTGCTAAAGAAAAACAAGTTTGGTTCAAGATACTTAAGAAATCTGTCAAACACAAACATACCGAGGACATACGCTAATGGCCTATTCAGAAAAAGTCATAGATCACTATGAAAATCCACGCAACGTGGGCAGATTTGAAATTGACGACTCCATTGGTACAGGCATGGTAGGAGCGCCTGCTTGCGGTGATGTGATGAAACTACAAATAAAAGTTCAAGATGGGATTATTACAGATGCAAGATTCAAAACATACGGATGCGGATCAGCAATCGCGAGTTCTAGCCTCGTTACAGAATGGGTCAAAGGTCGAACACTTGAAGAAGCAGGATCCTTACGAAATAGCCAAATTGCTGAAGAACTTGCTCTCCCACCAGTCAAAATCCACTGCTCCATCTTGGCCGAAGACGCCATCAAGGCTGCTGTAGCAGACTATCGCAAAAAGCATGATCTCGCTAACTGATACGGCCCGGAACAAAATACAAAAACTTGTCACAGCCAAAGGTTACGCTGGTATTCGTCTTGGAGTAAAAACTACCGGTTGCTCTGGGCTGGCTTATGTGTTAGAATATGTAAGAGAATACACGCCCGAACCCTACGTTACCAACTACGCACAACCTGACTTTGTGGTCTTAGTAAATCACAAAGATGATATCTACCTCAAGAACATGACCGTAGACTATGTGCGTCAAGGACTAAACGAAGGCTTTGAATTTTCAAACCCCAATGAACGTGACCGCTGTGGTTGCGGAGAAAGTTTTAGAGTTTAATTTGTACAATCCAAAATTCGATTATCAACCCATACCCAGGGTCACAATAGAGGGCAAGCGTTACTACGCCACCCCAGATGGCAACAACCTACCAAGTGTGACCACAATCCTGGACAAGACCAAACCTCCGGAAAAAGTTGAAGCACTCAATCAATGGCGTCGACGTGTGGGTGCGGAAAAAGCACAGCAGATCACAACCGAAGCAGCCAATCGGGGCACAAGAATGCACACCTATCTTGAGCAGTATGTCAAGGATGGCGCTATTAAGGAGCGCGGATCAAATCCTTTTTCGTGGCCCAGTCATGTGATGGCGGAAACTGTGATTCGAGAAGGACTTAAAAACGTGAGTGAATTTTGGGGTATTGAAGTTCCACTATATTTTCCTAGCATTTACGCAGGCACCACAGACGGTGCTGGTATACACCTAAATGAAGAAAGCATACTGGACTACAAGCAAACCAACAAACCCAAACGGCGTGAGTGGATTGACGACTACTTTGTGCAACTGTGTGCCTACGCAGAAGCACACAATGAATTACATGGTACACGCATACGTAAAGGCGTGATCCTGATGTGTGTCAAGCCCGACTTAGACGAGCAACACAATATCATTGGCAAGCCGCAGTATCAGGAATTTGTGCTGGAAGGTGCAGAATTTGATCGATACCGCGATCTATGGTGGAAAAAAGTCGAACAGTATTACATGCTAAATACATGATAGCAAGAGGACAATCACCGTGGCAATTGTACAAGTATCTCAAATCACAAACCGTAAGGGTCTAGCAGAAAATCTACCGCAGTTGGCCGGTGCTGAATTTGGCTGGGCTACTGATCAACGCAGACTGTTTATTGGCAATGGCACACTAGCGGACGGTGCTCCTGTGATTGGCAACACTGAAATTCTCACTGAGTATTCAGATGTGTTTACTGGACGTACTGAATTTGCATTTGGTGACTTGGTTGTAAAAGCAGGCACCATGGCCACTGTTGTCAACAATACCACTGCAACTGTGTTTACCATTGATGCCACTGCAATTCCAGCATTCCAAATCCGTTACATGGTAAGACGTGGTGT